CGTTTGAGCCATTATTATGGGCGTTGCCTGCTCCTCCAGGATTTCCTGCACCGCCGCCACCTACCGTGACTGTGTAGGTTTGTGGAGTAACAGTAAACGTAGTATTAGATTGGTAGCCACCCGCGCCACCACCGCCGCCGCCAATAGGGCCGCCTCCACCTCCTCCTGCTACAACTAATACATTTACCGTCGCCATATTATATTTTTTCTATTTGCACATCTTGCATAGATTGATTTAATTTTTGACTTAATTTCCAGTTAGCATTTGATTCATCCCACGTATATATTTTACCGTCTTTTGGAAATGGTATTGAAGGAATGTATTGAGCAACTTTGGTATCAAGAATAAAAGATTCGTGAGGCTTTGGCGGCACAAACGCATCTATGTCTTTATTATAAACATACCCAGGCCCAGCATAATTTTTACGTGTACCATCAGATTCTGTTTGTATCCAATTCTTTGGGTCTCCTACAAGTCCAGAGTCAATAAAGGCTTGGTCAGCCACAATGACCCTGAGTACATTTCCATTAATGTCAATTTCAGCAAAATGCATACTATGTTTTTGATATGAACCCTTGTGCAGATACCAATACCGACGCTACTCCACTGATAGAGGCAGTAAACGCGCCGTTTGCATTTGTTTTGAGTGCGTTGGGGTACACTATGTTAGAACCTCCTCCTGCGGGTGCTATGGTGTAACCTACAATTGAAGACGTAGCCCCTGAAAGGGTAACCAACACTGATGCAGAGCCCATGTTTGCTATCTGCACACCTGTAATGTAGGTAAATATTGATGCGCCCTGAGCAGCAATAACTGTTACTGAACTTCCCGAATTTGTTCTGAGGTCAGCAGTACCCTGCACCCATTTATTCATAGGCGCGTTAGCAATGATGTTTTCTCCTGCGGGACCTACCGTCCATGGAATGTACTGGCCATCACTGGTTGCCAGCACTGATGCAAGCGTGTCGTTACGTACACCAAGAGAAAGATTGCCAATTGCTGAAATTATAGAAGCTGCGCCGGTAGCATAGTTGGAAGCAATGGATGTTTTCCATGTGCCAGTTTGGAAAACCGATGCGCCACCAATAATTGATGTTCTCCATGTTCCTATTTGGGCGGCAGCTACGGACCCGGAGATTGGGAACAAGCCTCCCGCGAGAGACGAAACAACTGTCCAAGGGTTGGTTCCTTGTAGCACAGCCACAGATCCAATCACGGCACCAGTGGTAGCAATTGACCCTATCGTAACAGTTCCTTGCACGGAAGTAGGCAGCGGAAATAGTGGAGATACTGCCTGCATAATTGAGGACGATACGTTTGCTTTAAACATGAACGGTACGCCTTGCACCGTGCTTGCAACGGTTGAGTCACTATAAGTTCCAATAACCGAGACTGCTCCAGAAGAAACAATCACTGAGGAACCATTTTGAAAGGTGAGAGAGCCTGTAACTGGTATAGCACCCACCACAGAAGCAATGAGCACTGAGGTATACCATGTGCCCGACTGAGTGACAGGTACAGTACCTAGAACTGACATAGTGCCTTGAACAGAACCAGTTTGTACCCATGGAGTTGTACCTTGGTTTACGGTAACCGTTCCCGAAACTGACTGATTGGCTGGTGGCGTAAAGGAAGCGGCTATGGAACCACCAATGATAACGGTAGCCACAGAACCACGCACATCGGTCTGTACGGTTCCAGAGACTGATTGGTTAGCAGCAGGAGAGAAAGACCCCTGCACGCTTCCCGTAATTATGAATGGATTGGTACCTTGAAACGCTACCACCGAACCCGACACATTTTGGGTAGTGGGGAAGTTTAATACTTGTACTGATGAGTTAAACGGTGTTACCGCGGTTGCAATCGAGCCTCCTATAATAACCGTAGCAACTGAATTGCGTACGTCCGTTTGCACCGTACCCGATACGCTTTGATTTGCGGGTGGGGTGAACGATGCAGCTATTGAGCCGCCTACTATGACTGTAGCTACAGAGTTAGGAATATAGGAGATAACCGAAGCATTAGAGCTGTTTATCCACGCTGCCACAGAGCCTCCTACGTTAAGATTTGTGTTGGTTACCACCGCAGCCACAGAACCAGAAACAGGGAAAATACCTCCTGCCAGAGAAGAAACTACAGTCCATGGATTAGTTGCTTGTACTACTGAGGTAGTCCATGCACCTGCCTGAAATACGGACGCACCTCCTACTATAGAAGTAGTTCGAGCACCGCTTTGTACGGCTGCTACAGATCCCGACCACCCCGCTCCTTGAAATGCGACTACTGAGCCAGAGACATTACCATACACCGAAGAAATAACCCATGGAGTAGTTCCTTGTGTTACAGGTACAGTGCCTATAATAGACGCGCCTACGGTACCTGAGACAGAGCCCGTAAATGAACCTCCAGCAGTAGCTACAGAGCCTGAGATACGCACGCTAAGCGTACCATCCGCATTCACTGCAGCAGTATTAGACCCACCTGGGCCCATGATTTCGATTTGTTGGTACTGGAGACCACCAGACGCTTCTGCAGCGACTGAGTATTGGCCTGATCCTGGGGTAATTGGTATGCTCATAAATTTTAGACTAAAGCTATGTTAAATCCTGTAGTTGCAGCAGCTGTATATGTAACGGTAATTTTAAACCACGCTACGTTACCAGTTCCTGTAGTAGAGTCCGCAAAGAGCTGACGCATACGAATGTCGAGCTGAATACCGTCTATGGTTGCGCCTGCTGGAATGCTAAAACCGAAGTTGGTACCTTTTAAGTAATTACTTGTTACAGAACCTGTACGTATAGTTTGAAATACCGCACCAAAGTCTGCGTCGTTTATGTCGGTGGCTGTCCAGGTTTCACCCCAGAGGTCTGCAGGACCCCCAAAAGTTATGTTTGAAAAGACAGTGCTAGGCAAAGCAGATCCTGTTGACTTGTTTGTAGTTCCTATAGAACCATCTGCTTTCACTATCCTTACCGCGTTTTGTAAAATATCTGGCCCAGCGTCAAAAGTACCCGTAACAGCAGCGAATGTATCGTCGTTAACTGTAATGTTGGTCGGATTTGACCATGCATTAGTCCCGACTGAAGCGTCGTTTGCACCTGTGCCAGTTATGTTTGGTCCTTGAGTTGCCATAGTTATGTTGCCTTAGGAACCGAAGTCCATGGGGTGGTCCCCGTTACTACTGAGGTCCAATTCGAAGTGGTCACGACATTCATCGATGTAATTGACGATGTAGTTATGGCCATGAGCATCCCTAAAGGCGTACCCCCAGAGAACGTGAATGTTACTACCGAGGAAGTCCCCGTGGGTTTGGGTAAGTTGGTCCACGAAGCCGGATTGTTTGTTAGTTTTGTCCATGAAGTGGTCATAGGTTCCAGCCCGTTACATTTAATGCTTGCGGTTGAATAGGCTGTTGTGAAGCAGGAGCAAGAATTTTAATCATCTTGTCCAACCTCTGGTTGTACTCATCCTCATACACTTTTGCCATTTCAGGGTCACTTTGTGACTTGTAATAGCGTGAAGCTATAAGGCATGATAGCGCACGGTAATCGAGGGTTTGTGGGTACGAGATAGGCTGTCCCACGTCTACCGGCTCAGTGGGAGTTTTAAAGTAAAAGATACGAATTCCTTGAGAATTTGAAATCTGAGGGGTAGGGAATATTTCAAACGTGTCTCCACGGTTATCAAACAAGGGCTGTGAAGCAGGTTGATTAGCACGAAGCCATGAGAACGATTGGTTTTGTATGTTAGCAACCTCAACAGGAGATGCTTGGAGATAGTTTTGCTGGTTTTGGTCTGCCCAATTTACTTCAATAGTTTTAAGAGCATACATATCTGAAGGCCACGCATACGTGTTCGGAGAATCAGTGGTGAGGTTTGCATAGGCTTCTTGTGTCTGCGCAGCATCAATACCGCGATTGATAAGATCGCGTGTTTCGGTTTGCAACGCATCACTGTACAAAGAGAGCCCTAAAACGCTTCCAATACCATTAGAGTCAGTTTGTGCGAGTTGTTGTGCATATTGTATAGCTGAGAGTACTGATGTAGCCATAGCGGAGCCCTCTATTAGTAATAAAGGGCTACGGATAGTTACTTCTAATTAGAAGCTTGATGCTGCTTCCACACGGACAATTCGGAATACACCCGGTTTGTCTTCGAAGCGAGTAACACCAATCGTTACCTTGCCACCGATTGAGGTGTAGAGGTTGAGTGGGTTATTGCTGTCCGGAGTAGACACGATTATTGGTGTTGGTTCCTGGAAGAAGCCCCAACCGAACGAGTCTTCACCAAGCACAGTAGTCGGAAATACCGGGACCGTTGAGTTGAAGTACTGTTGGTGTGCGCTTTCAAGGTAGCGGATGCCGCGGAATGAACCAAGGTTACCTGCCTTGAGGTCTGACACGTTGGTGTAGCGGCCTACGTCAACAAAGGCACCAGTCTGCGTATTGGAGATAAGGTCACCAACAACATTAGGGTGCGTAATTGCTGCGTAGTAACCACCTGCCATTGGGCGTACACCTGCTGCGTTTGCAGCACGCATCCAAGTAACAGCCTTAGTCATTTCGGTCTGCGTAGTGATGTCGCCTGCTGCGAGTGACGTACGAGACGTCTTGCCACCTGCATAGATAACACCGTTCACGCCTGAGTTAACTACGGTCTGAATAACCGCGTCAACCTGACGAGCGAGTGAGTAATTCACCTGCTCAGATGCACCGTCAACAACCTCAATTGCAGAATCGCGCATGAGAAGGTCAGTTACCTGTACGAGAATACCGTACTGGAACGGGCCAGAGCCGTATGAAGTAGCACCCCAAGTGACTGAGGTAGGGTTAGTACCTTCTACGATGGCCGCAAGGCCTGCAGAAGATGAGACTGGAGCACCAGGAGCGATTGCTGCATCGCCTGTTACTGATGCGCCTGCACCGTATACCGAACCACCAATACCACCGCCTACATAGGAACCATACGAGGTCACCGATGAGTTGACGTTGATGTTAATTTTGTTCGGAAGCTGGTTAAGCTGAGGGAAGAGTATGCGGTCAAAGCCCTTCGGTGCATCGCGACGACGACCAAGAGCAGCATACTCAAGGTTTGGCTCAAGAACGCGTACGCGGTCTGTGATGTAGGCTACCAAGAGTTCCGAGGTATTGCCTGACGAGCCGCCCCAATTGCTATTGCGTGGAGTTACTGCCATAAGTTAATGGCTTTCTGATTATAGTGACGTCCAGAACTGTGAACCAAATGGTGGCAAATCTTTCTCAAGAGCTGCGCGGCGTTCTGCTTGGGTCATTTCTGCGACAGATTTCTGTGCAGACATAACCGTAGTATCAGCAGAACCTCCTGCTACCTGTGTTTGTACAGGAGCTACACCACCAAGTTTATTAGCTGCACCCAAGACTGCAAACATTGCATCTGTAGGAGCATAGCCTGCCAATACTTTAGCTTTTATCTCTTCCTTGTGGTCTTTAGCCTGAGGATGAGTGCTAAGCATATCGACAAAACTTGTATTGAAGGTGTTTTCCTTTTCAAGATCCTGAATTTTCTTCTGGTCTTGTTCACGGAGTGTCTTCAATTCGTCTCGTTCTTTGGACGTTAATTCAACTTTTTCAGAGAGCTGGGTTATCCTCCTTTCAGCTTCAGATCGCTTGTTGCTTTCCTCAATCTGATCGGTGGACTGGTTATTAATATCTTCAGCCATAATTGTTTAATTTATTTGGTAACAATGTTTGCGGGGGGGCGAGCCACCGCTCACGAATAAAACTTACACTGTTGCGAGCTGCCACTCCTGTTTATGCTTTTCCAAGCAGTTAAAGGAGTCACAGTGCACAATCAGTTTCCTATTATCTCGCGGGTGCAAAAGCACGCGGAGTGTTGAATGTTCAATAACATCGTCTGCATTCTTGCCTTGAGGGCAATAGGAGCAGGCAAGCTGTTTACCCGCATAGTGACGGCACAGTTTGTACTGCTGGGTAGAAGGAAGGTTTGGATTCATGACACCGCAATAGGTGCATACTCCACCACGTACTTCTGGGAATTCGTAGGTTACTCCTGAAAGTTGGCCACCTACTCGTTCAATTTCTAGATCCTTCGGTAACATGTAGTCGTTGCTTAATGCCTGATAATTGCTGCGAGAACCTATTTTCGAGCTTGAGAAGTGCGTACTTTTCCAAACTTTCCAGTGAACCTGCTAGGCGGTTAAGCCTGTTAGGGTCTGGAGTAGTTTTTTTAGATTCCTCAATCAAATCACGCTCTAACACGTTTATTTGACTATCAAGAAATTCTTGAAGAGGTTTCCATACGTCTGCACTTCGTATGCTTTTTATTGATTCAAGGAGCTTCGTCAGTCTAGTCTCCTCAGCCCGTAAAAGGTCGTTTTGGTTTTCTTCTACGTTGGGCTGGATTGAGGCGTTGTTCATTACGCAGTTGCCGACTGACTGTTAACTTTGATTTCGGTAAAGATTGAGCTTGAGGTCAAGTTACCTGTTATCTGAAGGATAACACGATTGGTTGGGCTCAAAAGCGGAAGTCCTGAAAGGTCCCTAGATGAAAGGGTAGAAGGCTGTGCGGAGCCAATAGCACCCTGCGCAATTACCGAACCAGTTGCTACGATAGACGATGAAGAAGGCTGCTGTCCCGTTACCGAGATAGAAATCCATTCTGCGTTGTCACCATTAGCGTTTGATACCACCGAAGTACGTCCAACACCGAACCACGTAGTACCACCATCATCGGTAGTCTGGAACTGTGCCGAAATAGCACCACCCACGGTAGACGCGCGTAGTTTAAGAACTACGTTGTCTGTATCCTGTGGAACGTTGAATGGACCGATAATAACACCACCACCTACAGAACCTGCACCAACTTCGTTATCGTTGGTCGAGGTATAGATGGTTTGAAGAGGAAGTCGTATTGCCATATAGATTTATTATTGTCTTATAATCTCGACCTAGTATTTACCGCCTAACGTTTTGCGTGCTGCGGAGCGTACTTTGCTTTTGTGAATTTTGACCTTTTCCTGTTTTTTCATATACGGTCAATGATTTCATTAATGGTCTTAGCTATAGTGTTTAGGTCATCTCTGCCATAGTCAATAGGAAGCTTTGGTATTTTTGTGGGGATAACAGTATCCTCAGCTACAATAGGAAGCTCTTCTTTCTTTTTAGCCATAGATTTAATTCGTGTTAGAAGACCCATACTCCGTTGTCATTACTGAACCAACTCCTATAGACTTGTATGCAACGCGCCTAAACAAGCCATTTTCTACGTTAACGCCTACTGCGGAAGCATTAGGGCTAACACCATAGGGGCCAGTCTCAATAGGAACAATGAAACGGCGTACTTGTCCTTCGGGAATAATGTGATCGTAGTTGTCAGTTGCACCTGCGGCTGCAATAACTGAAGTATTTGCTCCTGTTCCATCAGTAACCCATACCCAACGCATCGCGGCGGCGGTACCCTGTGCTGCTATTTCAATTGCTGTAGTGTTGTTAGTAACCGTAATAACTGATGAGTTAGTACCGTTAAAAGTACCGTATCGTGCAATTGCTTTTACTGCGGGTGGTGAGTCATAGAAGGGCACTGCATTCCTTCCAACTGGTTTACCTGCGGCGTAATCTGCTGCCATAAAATGTTATGTTAAGTTATAAATTCTGCTTATTTTGACCTATTTGCGTCATGGTTTCGTTTCTAAGGGATGCTGCGGCACCGAGTGGACTTTTGTTTGCCGTACCGACCTGCGGTTGTCCAGGAGGTGCTTGAGCTGGTGTTTGTTGGCCTCCTGCCTCCATAGGAGGCTGCATCATTTGCTGCATTTGCTGTTGTTTTTGCATAGACAACATTTCTTCGTGCATTTGTATGTGCATCCATTTTTCCCACGTATTAGCGGCCATGCGGTGAATGAGGAGATGTTGTTCGTGGTTTTCCGTTGGGAGTGCTTGAGGTAGTGTACCCGCGTTCATTTGCTCGTTTTCTTCATTGGCTTTTATTTCATCCAATGAATCAGGCATAAGTACGTCTATAGTTGCAGGGTCAAGGCTTTGAAACTTAGGGAGAAACACGTACTTGTAAAAGTTTCTCATGCCGTCCGGTGAAAATGTCTGTTGGAATACAGGTAGCATTTCCATAAAGTCTCGTCGTTCTACTAGCTCTTTGTATTCCGCTTCCTTAGCAGAGTAGATCTTAACCCCCGGTGGGTACTTAGTACGAATGTCTCCTAGGTCTATTTTTTCAAAGGTTACACCCTTAACTCCTACCACCGTAGCAATTTTCTCATCTCCTGCCTTGGTGTAGCGCATATACCTCCACCACCACTGGCACCAAAACTCTTCGTTACCCATTTGAAGAATCTTGCTTTGAAGTGACTGCGCTAAGTCTGCAAGCTGCTGTTCGATAGCTGCTTGCGTAGCGGTTTGTTTACCTTGTGCTTCTTGTGGGGCTGCTAGGTTAGCACCTATAGGGTCTGAGGCCTCTTGGTTGAGTACCTGCATAAACGCCTGCAATGAGGGGTCCATTGCAGAATCAGTGTTAAGTGGTGCAATAGCATCCGTAACACTTTCCACAGGAATGTGCTGGTAGATTTGGCGAGAGAACAACTGGGTTACATCCCTAACCTTATCAGGATTGTATTGGTAAATAGGGTTTGCTTTATCTTTTGCTGCGAGGAAGGCTAGGTTGAGCAATACTGAACGTGCGCGGTGTTTGTCTTCCAAAAGGTCTGCAACGGAGAAGTTAACGCTTGAGTGAGGCTCACGGAATGACTCCTTTATTACT